CGTCTGAAGCAACTCCGATTTGCGCACCTGCAGCCATTCTCATAACAACTCTTACGTTGTCATCTCCTAAATATTGACTTGTGTCAATTACACGGGCTTCTTGTGTGTCCGAAAGGAGAGAAATTCCGTAATAAAGGTTAGAAATCTGTGCAGCTAACATTCTGTCATTTGGAAGACCTTCTGCCATAAACAACTTGATACCATCAAAAGTGACACCGCCACCATCTGCATACCACATTGTACCTCTGTTGTCAACACCTGCATTAGATGTAGCAGCTACAGAGAATCCGCCTAAAGCACGAACATAAGCAGCCATTACGTTACGAGAAACAAAGATTCTTGTATCTTCGAAACCGTAGATATTAGTTTCAGAATTGATTTTGTCAACGACCTCACCTAATTTATCAATTACGTTTGCAGCAGTAACCGCAGCAGGAGCAATAATGTTTGCACCCGGTAGTTGTGCAGCAGCCAATACTGTGAAACCTCCATCAGTAAGACCACCTGCAGCTCCTGCAGCTCCTGCCCATAGAGTAGTTTCCATTTCAGAAGCTACTTTTCCTGCAACATATCCTAAAAGATAGTCAGTAAAAGATTTAGGTAAATCTGAAAACTGAGAAGCTCCCATTTCTAAACTTTCCCACGTGTTGAAAAATTGACTTCGGCAAAGTTGCATATTTACTTGTATATCATTGGTCGAAAGTATTTTCTCGGACAATGTTACAGTAGAACCTGCGGCATCAAAGTCGCAAGTAGCATTCGCTAATAAAGCAGAAGTCGCTACGTTTTGAAGAACCTCTTTAAATTTAACATTCGGAAGTACAGTTACTCCCCCGCCATCAATAGTAGATGGACTTAAAAGTGCTGCAGAAATGTATTTCCCCGCGAATTGCCCCGCGTATGAAGTACCTGCAATAATTGGATTTGCCATTTTTTTTAGTTTTTGTTATTTATTAAAATTTGTTATTTACTTAGTTTTGCGAATACTCTGTCCTGTGTAGTCTGTGGTCTGTTTTGACTATAGGCTTTAAGATTCATTTTTTGTTCGTTTTCGGGATTATGTGAAATAGGTTTGACCGCAGCTTCTTCGGAAAGTTCAACAACTTCTTCAGTCGTTTCTTCTTTGTTGTTTACTTTNGATAAATGTTCTACTTCCGCTTTCAATTCTTCGTTTTCCTTTTTCAAGTTTTCTATTTCAGAAAAGAAAGTTTCTTTAACAATAGATTCAACAGTTTTTTTAGCAGCAGGTTTTTCTGTAGCCATTTCTTCTTCAACTACTTCTTCCTTTACTTCTACTTCTTCAGTAACTTCTTCTTCTACAACTTCTTCTTTCTTGATTTCAAAGATAATTCCTTCTTCTTTGATAACTAAGATTTCGCCTTCATCACCATCTAGTTTGTATTCACCTTCAGGTAATGGAATTCTTTGATCGTCTTCCGTTACGATAACAACTTGAAAACCTGCCGCAAATTCTTCTGCTTCGATTCTTGTTTGTCCATCTTCTAATCTTCTTTCTGCAAGTTTGATTTCCATTCCTAGAAGTTCTCTTACTTTGTTTAATATTGAATTATTGTTCATTTTGTTTATTTATTCGTGTTTATAGATTTTTTCTTAGATTGTCTTGTGCTTTTATATATTTTGCAATAGGCAATTTTAAGCCTAAATCTTTTGCTGCGCTTTCTGCTTTCTTTATATTTTTTTCAAATACAGTTATTAACGCTTGTGCTTTTTTATCTAATGGTGCTTTTTTCTTTTTGAATCCTTCTATATTTTTTCTTTCTTCTTCTTGTCTTTTTCTATTGCCTTCTACTTTTTTATCTGCGTCGTCTCTTCTACTTCTTGCTGCTAAAAATTGGTCTTCAAGTTTAAAAAAAACATCTGCGGCTTTTTGTGCAGTCGCAAATAATTTATCGCCTTGTTTCTTGTCTTTTTCTAAAAAACCTTCGCTTCTTTTTATAAGGTCGTTTCCTTCTTTCATATTTTTAATAACATCTTCTGAAGAATCTAGCGCCTTGTTTAAATCGTCAATAAGTCCTAATTCTACTTTTTGTGAAGCTAACTCTGTTAACTTGTCTGCTTTAGCTAGTTTGCTAAATACTTTGTTTAATTGTGGATTCATATATATATAACTTTAAATTGATTCATCTGTTGCATTTTCAAAGTAACTTTTTTATGGATGTGCCGTTTCACAAGCAGTACAGTCTGCGTAAAGTTGTACGGTGTTTATCAATTGACCGCTTCCATTATGTGCTTCTGTAACCGTGTAGCATCCGTTATGTGTCGTGTTTTCAAAGACTAAATAATATACATTGCCTACGGTTAATTCAGTTCCTACAATATGCGAAATTAAATTTCCGCCTGTAGTGCATTTTGTTAGCCTGTATTGGTATGTGTATTCCGTTGTGCCTTTGGTTATGTTTCCAATTCCTTGCGCCCATAAACCACCATCGCAGCACTTAACGTCGTAAGTTCCGTTTTTACATAAACAAGCTCTTGTGCCTCCTAGTATTCCACTTCTCACTTTAGTAAATCTTTTAGTTTGTTTATTGTATTTTCTTTCTGTTGGCTCATTTCGTACTTATCGGCAAAATATCCTTCGATAGAAAATCCTTTTACTTCTCCCGATTTCGCTTTTTCGTATAATGCATCGTCTTCTATTTTCATAGAAACCATCCAAGTACCTTTAGGCAAATCCATTCCGTACAATGCGCTCTTATCTGTTTTAGAATTTTCTACTATCCAACTTTCTACGATTGTAGTGCCTTTTAGTTTTTCGCTATGTTCTAAAGTTGCGTTTTGGTGGTTAGATTTTTGGAAGTATAATTCACTAGCCTTTCTTACGGTGTCTTCTGAAAAGAATATATAGTAGTCTTCATCCGTTTTTTCGTTGCGTCTAAAGATTTGTTTATTAGGCACTAAAGCAGCACCCATTAAAATTCGCTTTTCTTTGTCTACTTCCTTAAGCAATACTTCGTGTTTGTTTAAAGCAATAAAGTTTTCTTCTATAGCAGGTGTTTCTACTACGCTTATCGCTTCAATTCCGCTTTGTTCGTCTGTGGGATCTAAAATTAATTCTACTATCTTCATATCTATATAACTTTGGTTTTATTAAAGTGTTGCATTTTGTACTCTATTTCTATCTAATGCTTGTGCAGTTGTAACATCTCCACTTACTACAAATGCTTGTGTTGGTTGTTGTTGTAATGAAGCCAATTGATTCACGCCACTATCACCGACAACATTAAAATTAGGCGCTTGTGATTCTGCTAATGCACCTGCAGGTGATACATCTCCTGTACTACCACCACCAAACTCAGTTTTTGCAATCGTTGCTACTTGTGCAATTCCTGTAGCCGCTGCAAGTGCTGCTCCCGGTATACCTGCAGGAATACCTAAACCACCAACGGCAGGATTAATTGCTGCACCTATTGCACCTGCAGTATTTATAACCGCCTGTGCTATACTTATTGCCTTGTTAATTTTAAACGCTTTACGTTGGCTTTTTTCACTTTCTCCTGCAAACGCAGTTACAAGTCCACTAATTGCGCCGAAGGCATCGTTAGCCATTTGCACTTTGGAATCTTGCAAGGCTTTATTATCTGAAATTTCTTTATCTTCTGCCGCTTTCTTATCTGCAGCTGCTTGATCGTCTAGCGCTTTTTTTGCATCGTAAGCTTCTGTGTCATATTTTAAATTAATATCATTACGTTCGTTTAGCCTTGCTATATCAATTTGTTCTAAGGCTTCTGCGTTGCCTTGTGCCGAAGCTTGTAAAGCATCGTATTTTTCTTGTACTAAAAGTAATTCGTTTTCTTGTTCCGTTCTAAACCTATCTTCGTTTTCTCTTTGTATTTCATCAAGCGTTTGTTGTAATGCAATTTCTTCGTCTATTTCTGTGTCTATTGCTTCCTTTTGTATTCTTGCTAATTCTTTTGCATCGTCAATAGCTTTTTGGTCTTGTTGCGCTTTCTTATCTGAGTTTGTTTTTCTTTGGTCTGCTAGCGCTTGTTCATCAACTCGTAAAAGTTCTTGTTGTTTACGATATATTTCGCTTTTTAAAGTAATCTTTTCTTGTGTGTTTAAAAGTTCTTCCGTACTAATTAATCTTGTTTGTAGATTTATAAGTTCAAGGTTTATGTTTTCTTTAGTTATTGCAAGAATAGCTTTTTTATTCTTTTCCGAATCTATTCCTAAATCCTTTAACTTTTCTTCGTTTTTTACTATTTCAATTTGCCTATTTATAAAACTTTGATTGTTAGAAACAATTTGATTCATACTTTGAAGCTGCTTCGCTTTTTCTTCTTCTATTTTCTTTTCAAGTTCTAGTTGCTCCTCTAAACTTTCGTTGTTTACGCCTAGCAATTCTGTGATTTCATCCCAATAGGCAACAATAGCACCTACCGCAACAAGAAGCACACCTACACCTGTTGCCGCTATTCCTGTTTTAATTCCTTTTAAGGCTTTCATTGCGCTTGCGCCTAATTGCTTAAAGGCAGGTATTGCTTCTCGTATTCCTTGAACACCTTGTTGAATTGCTAAAGCAGATTGCACTTTAAGTAATGCCTTTTCTAGTTGCTCACTTTCTCCACCTACTAAACCCATTACACCTTGAACCGCAGAAAAACCTGCCGTTGCTCCACCTAATGCACCACCTAACTTTTGCCCCATCGTAGTCGCTGCTGCATCTACTGCTAAGTCAGTTTGTATTTGAACCTTTCTGTATTGTCCTACCTTTGTTAAAAGACCTTGATATTCTTTACTCGTAGTATCTCCTGCCGCAGCAAGTTCATAAAGCCTATCTTCCGCTTCTCCCATTCTAGTAGTCAACGGTTGTATTTCTCCGTATACTTCTTCGAATGTTTTGTTCAAGTCTGTTACGCTTTTGTCGGCAGTATTAACCGCTTTGCCGAATCTGTCAAATTCCTTTGATGCTTCGTCTGCGTTCGTGTTTATGTTTATGTCTATCGTTCTTTTTTCTGCCATTACTTAAGGATTTTTGCTACTCGTTTTTTAATTACTGTATCACGTTTCTTTTGCTTCCAAGCTTCTTTAATTCCTTTCGGCATTGCATACAAGCCTTTTGCTATTTGTATGTTATAACTTTCTTCTATGAAGTCATCTATTTGTAATAGATCAATTATGTTCTTTAGCATTATGGTTGTTGTTGAATGAATATTTGGTTAGCTACTTGTGTTCCATCGGAATAAGTATAGGTAACTAATAAGGTGTAAATTGCTACGTTTCCTTCTTCCGTTCTTAGTCTTAAAAAGTTTTCCGTGTTTATGTATGCGCTATCGTCTTCTGTTACAAGCAGACCAATCGTATCCGTGTTAGCAGGAATACAAACGTTTACTGTGCCGTCTGTTGTAAGTGTGCTTGGTGTTATTGTCACACCTGCATCTGTTGTCGTTATCGTTGCGCTACTTGCTCCATTTGGAAATAGTATTCTTACATCTAAACATTGTGCGCCATCTGAAGGCTGCAATGGATCAACAGGAACATTAGCACCGCCACTTATAACCTCGCTAAAGTCATTTAACAAAGTGAAGTTAACCTCTCCTGTTGTTAGGTTAGACTTCATATCATTAATCATATAACGCTTGTCTCGTATTATAAGCCTATCATTTAGTTTTAGGTTTGTAAGTAAGCTTATAGGTAGGTTCGTTTTTACGGTGGTTTCTCTATTCTTTAAATTGTAAAGGTTGCTTAGATATGATTGATAATAAACACTAAATAAAGTATTTGGTATAATTGCATCTAGCAATGTAGAAATGTCTGCGTTAAAGTTTAGCGTGTAATTTATGTTTGAATCTATTAAGTCTTGACCGAAAGGAACGTATAAAGATAATATTTCAGGTGTAGTATTATCTGTGAAACTAAATCTAGTAACTAAACTATCATACATATACATTACAAGCGGCTTAGGTGTGTACCTGTTGCCGTCTTGGTTTAATGTTTCTCCTATTTGTAAAGTAGTACCTGTAAACTTTTGCATCATCATATTTTCGAATGGCAATTCTATTTTAAAATCGCCACCATCATAAGAAAAATTCTCAGAAGTATTTCCGTAGCCTCTACTTGTTAAATCTCTAAAAATTGTATTTGTTGCGCTCTCACTTTCTTGATACTTAAATTCTATGTTTTCGTACAACTTTACTCTATCTACGTTTATGCTTTCTATATCCGTGTATTTGGTGATGTCTACCACCGCACCTTTTGCATACCAATCTGTTAAAGGTTCTAACTGATAAA